CAATACAGGTAGAGTTAGATAAGATTGCTAGGTATGATGATCAGGTAGAAGTTATAAACAAATATTTTAGGTCAAGTAGCACTATGTCAGATATAGATAGAAGATCTAGTGAGATCAAATGAATAAAGAAAAATTAAAATTGATTGTAAAAAACCTCAAACTCTTAGTTGACTCATTAGAGTCTGAGGTATACTCTGATGTGGATTCTTATAGAAATTCTGAAACATTTTCTAAGATAACTGATTATGATGAGATATTTGAGGATGATGATGGGTGATGCATAAAGTTATTATTCTTCCTACTGATATTAACGTTAAGAAACTTGCTAAAAAAATCCTTAGAAATGAATCTAAAATTATAAAAAAATATCCTGGTAAAACTATTGATTTAAAAGAGAATAGTGATGGACAGACTGGATTGGGATTTAATAGTTTAACTTCTAGATCACCCCATTATAATCTTCTAAATTGGTGGGGAACAGGACGTTTACGGCAGTGGATTCGGGCTGGATATGAGGAATATAATGAATGTGGTGGATTATTATATGTCCAATGTTGGGCTAATGTAATGAGAAAAGGTGAACAGATCTTATCTCACAAACATGAATTTCGTAACAACACTGAGTCTAAATACCATCTTTGTGGTCATCTTAGTTTGCAGGTTGATGGTTCTACCTCTACTTATTATCATGATAGTCCAGTTCTAAATGAAAATGGACAAATGACTTTCTTTCCAGCATTTACCTATCATTGGACTGATAGGTATGAAAATGATGGTGAAAGAATCACAGTAGCATTTGACATTTATAATGAAGAGTTTTATAATAAAGATATTCATGATAAATTTAAGTATCATTGGGTTAAAATATGACACAGAATATTAAACTTGTAAGTGTAACACCAGATGCTGAAAAGCATATGGCATATGTTGCTCGTGTTAGTAACCCTAAGAACCAAGATAATGATAAGTTTGCTGGTCTTCTTAAGTATTGCATCCAACACGGTCACTGGAGCGTCTTTGAGCAAGCATTCATGACGGTAGAGATCAATACTACACGAGGATTAGCAGCACAGATATTAAGACATAGATCATTTACATACCAAGAGTTCTCTCAGAGGTATGCTGATAGTAGTATGTTGGGTGATGTTATCCCTTTACCAGAACTACGTAGACAGGATGATAAGAATCGTCAGAATAGTATTGATGATTTAGATCCTCTTATGATAGAAGATTTAAATCTTAAAATGCAGAGACATTTTGTAGATGGTATGAAATTATATAAAGAGATGCTTGATGCTGGTGTTGCAAAGGAGTGTGCAAGATTTGTACTTCCTCTTGCTACTCCTACAAGGATCTATATGACTGGTAGTGTACGTTCATGGATACACTATATTGACCTACGTTCTGCACATGGGACACAGAAGGAGCATATGACAGTAGCAGAAGGAGTCCGTTCTATTTTTTCTGAACAATTTCCTACTGTTGCTCAAGCTCTTGACTGGGTTTCATAAATAATTGTAAACTTTATTGTATTAATATGGCAACATACCCTGTTATTAACAAAGAAACTGGTGAACAGAAAGAAGTAGCAATGAGTATCCATGTTTGGGATCAGTGGAAAACTGATAATCCAGATTGGGAACGATATTTTACTCCTGAAAATTCTCCAAGTCTTGGAGTTGAGGTTGGTGAGTGGAGAGATAAACTTGT